GCTATGGCAGCGAATCGTCGACCAGCGTCCACGACAAAACCTAAAAGTTGAAATAAGGTTCCATCGGGTCCTTTGTAAGGAAGAGGCATTAACGCATTTCGTAAATCTCCACCCGGTGCATCGACATCTCTGAACTCACCAGGCATCAAAGGTTCTTCATCATCTCTGACACGAAGACCTCTTGATTTAAAACCAGCAGGTAAGTTGGATAATGTACCTGCATCTAACAATGCTCGAAGCGCTGCTGTGGCTGTTCGAGTCAAACCACCGAGCATGTGTACTAAACCAAAACCATAAAATCCAAGACCGGGTAAGAACTTGTAATGGACAAAATATTTTTGTCTCATAAACATCGGATCGTTTTCTAAATAGTTTCGATAGATAGATAAAATTTTTCCTGTACTCTGTTCCAGTGTTACGACATAAGGTAATTTTAGCCCTGTGGGGGTACCGTCATTACCCATGTTCTCGTAGCCTTCTAAATCTAAATCAACGTGCATTTCTAGTAATTGATACTGCCCTGCGTAATCTCCTTTTTTGACTCCTTCTAATTCGTCATACTTTTCTTGAATATCAGAATAGTCAGAATAAAGATCGTCTCCTTCTTCCATGTTCACATCTCTGTAAAAACCAGATAGCATTTGTCGTTTTAAATCGTTCGGAGAAATTTTTATAACGTGCGTAATTCTTTCTGCATCGTCTAATTCTGATGCACCGTAGTTCACGACTAAATCTTCACTCGGAATAAATTTTGCACACGGTCTTCCCATGTTGCCATCGTAATAAATTTTCTTAAATGCACTTCCTGCGAGGGGTAAGTGAAATAACATTTGATCCATCTCAGGATCGTATTCTTTCATCTTGTAAGTAATTTCATAGTTCATGAATTCTTTGACTCGCTCTGCTTGTTCTTCTACCTCGGGTGTTGCGGCACCGACGATAGATGTTTTGACGGGACCGCCCGCAGGAAGAAGTTCTTTATAAGCTCCTGCTTGAAACTGCGTGACGGCCTCTGCGAGTAGTGGATGAGAAACTGATGCGGCGCCTCTGAAAGGTTCAGAGGTTTCTGTATATTTAAAACCTAAAAGGTCTAATCCTCTAATGTAAGATTGTTCCCAATCTTTTCTTGATGTGTGATCGACAGAGAACTGTGATCGTAATTCATTTGATAACTTTGCGAGAGTTTCTTCTTCTATGACTTCGGCTAAATTGTCTGCGAACCCTGCTCCGGTGTCCGTGGGCGACGGCTCAATGCTCACGGCCTCTTGTCCTTCGACCTCTACTTCCATAGGACCGTCGGTTATAGTTTGTTCAACAATCTCTTCCTCCACACCTTGCGGTGCTTCAACTAACGTTTTATCAATTTCAGCCATTTGTTATTTATACCCTAAGATCCATAAAATGCAATCTTGCGCTTAGGTCTCCAATCTTCTACAGGTTCATCATCTTCATGAACTAATGCACCGAACTGTCGATAACGCATCAATGCTTGTGTCATACTATCGACATAGTCGTCGTTTCTACCATAGGGGAAAGCTGCGCATTCTTCAATCACTTCTTCTGCCCATTTATACGGTGGATACCAAACTAATCCACTCTCAAAAAGAGGGGACACAGAGTTGACTCTGACCATTTTGTCGTTTCCTCTACTTGGTGTAAAGTTAATCACCGGGATTCCCATGGCTTGAAGCTCGTGAGTAAGAGGAAGTCCACTTGCTTTCGCCTCGACAATGATTTGTTCGGGCTGCCAATACTGATTTTTCTCTAATGCAATTCTTTTTAGCTCAGGAAAGTCCCATCTTCCTCGATCTGCTTCCATTAACAGCAAATTTTGCTTCCCTGTCACCTCATTATAGAAAACTCCCCACGTTGTAATCGCCGAATAGTCCGATGTGGTCTTCGAAGAGAACGCTGTATCGTAACTTTGAATGATATATTGCAAAGGTGGCTGTTCTTTCTTCCATTCTTGCCACCATTCTCGCTTAATAATGGAAGTTTCCTCAGAAGTTGGCTGTTGTTGCCACTGTGCGTTCCATTTTGCCATGGGTAATGAGGCTTTGACCGCCTCTAATTGGTCTTTTTTCCAATATTCGGGCCATTGAGGTTGGCCGTCGTCCGTGATCGCTGGAAAATCTACGATATGCCACTTGTCCGCCATCGGATCTTTAGCTTGAGCTTCCATTAAACGCTCTGTTAAGTCGTCTTCTGACCATCTTGTCATGACAACAACGATGGCTCCGCCTGGTTGAAGACGCTGACGGGGACCTGATGTGTACCATTCCCACGCATTTTCCATAGCCGTCTTCGAAAGAGCGTCTTGTTCGGAGTGTGGATCGTCGATAATGAGTAAATCTGCACCACGCCCGGTTATCGAACCACCGACACCTGCCGCAAAATACTCGCCCCCATGATTTGTTTCCCATCTTCCTGCAGCTTGGGAGTCCGCTCGTAGCTCCGTGTCCGGGAATACTGACTTGTAATCTTGTTCATTCATCAAATTTCTGACTTTTCTACCAAAACGATAGGCTAGTTCTGCCGTATGGGTGGTTTGAATAATTTTCAATTTAGGGTTATGCCCCATCATCCAAGCAGGGAACAGATAACTAGCAAATTCTGACTTAGTATGTCTTGGTGGCATGTTCACTATCAAACGATTAATTTTTTTATTCTTGATGGCTTCTAATTTTTTAGAAATGATTTTATGGTGTTGCCCCTCTATGAAGTCGGGCCATATACTTTTTACAAAATTACCAAAGGAGTCCCTAGAACTTCTTGCTGATTCTAGTTGAACCTTCTTTAGTTCTAGTTTTTTTAAGAATAGCAAACGCTCCTCTTGGGACATCTGGCTCAGATCTGGTAGAAAATCGCTCATTTTATTTCTATATATTTATATACTAGCTACGTACTGTGTACTATTGAATTTAGGGTGTACCCCCTTCATTGTCAATTGTAATGTATTACTTCGTAATTCCTTAGTATCTCTTTAACCAAAAAAAATTTCATTCTTCAATTTTTTTTGGTTAGGCGAAAAAAAAATAATTTTCATGCACACGGATTTTTCGAGGGGTGGTCCTTGTGCAAGGATTAAATGCACAAGGACGTTTGGGGCAAGTCGGCTATGCCGACTTTTTCATAAGATTTTTATATTTGAAAATAATATCGGCTATGACATCAACTCGTTGATGGTCCATACAACTTTCAACATAATCGTAAATCTCATTATTATTTAATTCTAAGACATCTGATATATCGAGATCATTAAACCAATCATATTGATAATCGTCCCATGAATTTAAATGTCCTCCGTAATAATTTATTTTATTATCATTTTGAGATTTAAAAGTAGTTATTGGTTGGTCCTGCCAATAGGTATTTGAAAACCAATTCGCACCTTTAAAGTTTCCTAACTTCTCATTGATGATAATAAATTTATTCGACTGACTATCTAATAAGACTAACTTATCCTTATCAATAAATTCAGCTAACTCATCTTGATAATCTTTATTTAAAATAATATTCGGATTATCCTGCAATACTGATTTTAAATAGTGTTGATTAAAATGCCATGTATCTGAACTACCATTATGAATTATCGGTATTGGTAATCGTGGTCCATTGTGCATTAAACCAATAGTTCGATTATTTTTTTGATAACTAATAAATGGGTGGCAATTCTTTTTATTAATCGCTCCTTCAGTTTTAAATCTAAAGTGGATTGCCATTTGATCAGTTTTCTTTTTATGATAATTAAAAAACTTTTTTAACTCATTGAAGTTTTTTGGACAGAATTTATCTGAAACAAAGTTCTTTTTATTATCAAGATACATAACTCCGAAGCCGTCGGAATTTCTTTTGTAAGCCGTTTCTAAATCTTTATAGTTTAAAGATTTAAGATCATTAGCAACAATTATTAAACACATTTTATTCAACTCCTTCCTGTATTAATAGTTCATTGTTTATTCTAAAATCCTCAACAACTGATTTAAACTCTTCGTAAATCGGTTGCCATGTTTCTATATTTTCTAAATGATCAAAATATTTTTTGTCATCTAGGAACACTAAAAGATTTGAATAATCCTTGTGAATATTTTTCAACAAGTAATCCATGTAATCAGTCCATAATAAATTTTCACCATTGTTTTGATGTCCTGCTCTGATCCATGAATTAACACTATGCACAAATTCTAAATATTTAAAAAAAGAAATTTGTTTAATGTTCGATCTAAATATTCTGATTTCAACTGTATCTCTATTATCAAGATTAATAACCGAATACTTTTCGCCCTGCGTTTTAATCGGTGAATTAAAATCTCGATTAGGTTGAAATCTACAATATTGATTTTCATCTCGTCCTGCAATATCAACAATCAACTTTCTGTTTTCTGAATTATTATAAAAACAGTTTAATCTTTTAATTTGATTTGTTGTAAATGCCTCACGACTGAAATGAATATGTAAACCACAATCTTTTCCGTGCCAAGCTTTGCATAAATTGTTCGGTGATTTTTTGAAAAATGATTTCCAAAAAACTTCCTTGTGATATTCAAATGAACAATTTGTGCTGACAACTTCAAAGCCTTGTTGAGTATCCAAGCTTCCGTCTTGTTTAAATAGAATTTGATCATTGTTAAAACAATCTCTTAATTCCTCAACTGTATCGTATCGATCATCTCGTGCATGAAGTTCGACTTCAATTCCATAAAATAATTTTTCAATTATTTCTGTGCCTTCAGTTAAAACAAGATATGCGAGAAAAACTCGTGTTCGATAATTATCTAAATAATCGGAGTCCTCGTTGTAATCCTCATCATGATCACAATCGCAGTTTTCGTTTTCGTGCATATACTCATCACAACGTTCACAATTGTATCCTTGGTTATCATAACAACTTTCGCAATAGATACCTTGATAATTATTAAATTGTCTTTCATTATCAATATGGTCGATCTCTTCGCAACTATCACAAGTGAAATAGTGATCATCATAAGCTTCGGAACAAATGGTGTCATTGTTGGTTGTATTGATTACTTCGGACTCATCAATTAATTCAAATGCAAGATGTTCATAACAATAAATTAAATCTAGTCCTGCTTCCTCAATCGGAGTCCTGCTCTTAATTAACTTAATTAAGCTATTGTTAAAATTATCTCTTTTATATCTGTAAAAATTATTCACTGAGTCAAATTTTTGTTGAAAAGTTTTTAATCTTTCCTCACAAAAATTTTGAACTTCAACGAAAATTTTATTGAGATACTCCTCGTCATTTTTATCATACTGATTAACGTATGAAATGATTTCTCTAATATTCATAATTGTTTTTTCCTTTCTGAATATTCTTTCTTGATTATATATAAAAAATCCTGTAATTATATAATTAATTTAAAAAAATATTCGGAGTGAAAAATGATCAATAAATCAATGACTGATAAAGAAATTCAAAAAAAAGAAATTGAAATGAAAATTCGCTATTGGGAGGGAAAAATGAAATATGCTAAAATGCGAATTGAAGTAAATAAAAAAAAGCTGGACCAGCTCCAATAAAAACTGGGTAAAAAGTAATAAAATATTACCACGCTGGTTCAGGTCCCGAGTAATAAAATATTACTTTTCCAGGAGCATGGCTCTGCCCCAGACTAAACGTAATAAAATATTACTCGACGAGCACAGGCTCAGGCACAACTGGAAAAAATTTTTAAATGAACACGCACACAGTTTCAAGCACAAGCTCATGCACAGGCAGCAGATCCGGCCACAAGCAGAAAGTAATAATTTATGACGAATCACGCACCAGCGTCACCTGGAGAAGACCAGGTAAAAAGTAATAATTTATTACTACGGCTGCACCAGGTCCTGACTGGATCTGGGTAATAAAATATGACCATTTTTTTATTGACAAACTGGTTAATATTTATAGGATATTATATAGAAAGGATGGAAATATGAAGTTTCAAATTAAAGACTTAGAGTTAGAAGTTATCGCAACATTTGAAGATAATGAACAAGATATGTTTCAGATAACTAGAATCTATGCAGATGATTTGAAAAGCGAAAAAAGTCTTTTGTCTATGATAAAAGATCAGTTAAGTTTTGTAAAAAATGAGACTACAGGCTTACCAAGATCATCTAAAGATTTAGTCAAGCTTTCGCTATGTTGGATTTGTAAAAATATCAAACCCTATGCGAAGAACCCGACTATCAAAGCGACTTTAGAAAAAAACGGAAAATACTTTTTCGGATCGTGGGCTTAGGGCCCACGACCGATGGAAAGGAAAAAATGACTATAACTAAAAAACATCTAAACGAACTAGCCGACATCGTTTACATGGCACATCATTCGTCTATGGTATCAGATCAACCACATGCAGATCTAGAAACTATTTCAAACGAAATAAAAAGTTTTGCCAAGCGACACGCACCAAACTTTGACGAATCCAGGTGGCGTGATTATCTCCACAAGTTAGAGCAGCGAAAGTAATAAAACATTACCGACTGGGTCCTTCCGGACCTGGTCGGGATGCGGACGAAAATTTCTCCAATAATCAAGGGACATGCACAAGCACACGCCTGATGGCAGGCTCAAGCTCATGCGTCCACGGCTGACGGACCACGAACAAGGGATCCACACTTTTGTAATCGGTCACAAGCTCACGCACAAGCGCCCCTGGCCAAAAGAAAATAGACCTCTCTTCTACCCCCTTTGCCATAATAAAATTGTCTTGGCAAAGAGAATAACGCTTTAAATTCCATGAAATTTGAAAGGGCGATAGATCGAGTTTGTTTCCTTTTGTTAGCTTGAGTTCGACCCAAAAAGATATGTTTCGTTTTAATTTTTCATCAACAAAAACACCAAGTAAATCAGGGATACCTGGAGTTCCGTATGTTTCCATACGAGTCCAAGAAATGCTAGGAGTTATTGATCTAACATTCTTCCAGAAAGTCGATTCCTTTCCTCGCTTTGTTGTGGAACCTTTTTTCTTTTCTTTGCCTCTTACTGATCGTTTCTCTCTTTTCAACAATCCTAATCTCATCTCCTTCGACAAGGACGAGTCGGACTCCAAGTTCTTTTTGTTTTGGTTTGAGTTTATTTCCTGTTCCTCCGATAGACTTTCCATTAATTATTGTGCTCGGACCTTTAGATGTTTTAATATCAAAAAAGTGAGTTCTGCCATTCGCTGGGTTGACAACCACAATATCAATTGGACCCTGTTCGCAGATGTTTGTATAGACGTAATACCCTTGTTCAAGAAATTTGTTGATCGCTTTGTTCTGACTGATCGTTGCTTTGTATTGCCTCGGATTCACTCGTATTCATATCCCTGTTGTCGATGATAGCTGTTTTTCTTAAATCTTGCAACAGGCTATCAACCTCCTCTAGTGTCAAGTTGTCAATACCTTTCCCGGTCTTCTTCTCTTTCTTTTCATAATATCCTGCAGCTTTACCTCTGCTAATCTCAGCAGCTAAGGCAGTCTTGAGATCTGGCTTCATATCAAATTCATTTATATCTTTACTGTTAGGATTCTCTGCACGAAGACCAATCTCGTGGAGTCTACGCATATGTGTAGCCGGAGAGATCTTGTATTTATTCCAAAGGTCTTCTTGTAATGCTCTAATGTAGGCATGGACTTTAGGAAACTCTTTTGCGCTTTGTAATTTAGAAGCAGTTATTCTTGCTGAGTGTTCAGCATATCCTGCCATGACAGCACATTCAGTTGCAGTCTTTCTATTCTCTTGAGCTACAAGATGTTCAGCAAAAGCTACTTGTTTTGGGGTGAGTTCATCTCTCATAGCCGAGAGTTCCTTCGTCAAGATTATTTCATCTCCAGGTTTTCTAAACTTCATATATCCCTTATAAGAAGAAATATAACAAAATCAATAACATTTTAATTACAGTTCAGATCTGCGAGCCCCCTCAGAAGAATAAGTTGTTCTTCTGAAGAATGACTAGAAGAATGAATATTTATGCTATTATTATTGATATACTTTGATAATAGCTTGTCGAAGAATGAAAGAATGGATTTCGTAGATTTTTAAAAAAATATTTTTTATTTTGAAAATATTCTTCTTATAGAGTATCTTATTCTTTGTCCATGGTCAGTGGCCAGTGATTCGTTCTTATCCTTTCAGCGAATCCTATGCAAACTTTTTCCTCCTTTCTTTTTGTTCTCATTGACCTTGGGCATTGACTTATATATAAAAATACCTATATTAAATACTAGAAATGGACATAACAGTTAGGGTTTCTCCACTAAATGGAGATAGTTTTTCAAAGACCTTTATCGGTAGTAAAAAAGATATTTTACCTTCGATAAGGGCTTATATTAGAAAGCATGGCGAACATCAAATAGACGTTGTAAGTCAAGAAGACAAACCAGATTTAACATGGTATGATCTATTTACAGAAAGAAAAGAAGATGAAGAAAGATAATATAATACAATTTAGGAAACCAGGTAAAAAGAAAAAACCTAGCCTAGATAAAGAAGGCAAAACATTTGTCGCAAGACTACCCTATCCTATAACCATAGATGTATTGGTGGATATTGTAGAGCGTATGGGCATTGAACATGAGGGCACGGTGTTGCCAAGTTTAAAGTTCATACAAAGAAAAATAATGAAAAAAGAAATGGAGAAAGACGATGAATAAAGTAATCATTATGTTGCAGCTATGCCTACCCAACGACGGAGCAGTGGAATGTATCTTTTCAAAGCATGATGTCCCTGACCATCAAACGTGTGAAAGAGAAATAGAACAGTTAGAGCATGAGTTCTCTGATATGGCTGAGATATTCAATGTTAAATGCGAGGAGGTAAAAGCATGAAATACAAAAATAAAGAGCGAGTTATTATTGAACAACACAAGTTTATTGAACAACACAAGTTCAAAAGAATTCATATACGAACAGAAGCGGACATGGACAAATTGTGGAAAACTTATGGTAAAGACTGCTTACACTTAGGTGATAAAGGTATCATATTGGTTGATCACACAAAAAGGAGATAAAGGCATGACATACAACTACGATCACATAATAAAAATTTTAAAAGAAAAACACGGTTGGACGAAGGTGCCACTAATTGAGTTTGAGTGGTGGAAAAAAATTAAGGATGTGAGGTTTTAAATGTATAAATATTTAGATATACCAGGTTGGTTTAATATGCACGACGCATATATGAACCTTGTCAAATACTGTGAGGATGGCGACGACATTGTCGAGATAGGATGTTTTGCAGGTCGGTCCACAAGATTTCTGATGGACTCTTTGGATTATGCAGGTAAACACAAAGTCACCGTTCATGTGATTGATACCTTTGAAGGCTCGGGAGACGAGCATAAGAACGTCAATTGCAATACAATGTATGATGATTTCATGAGAAATTTAGACGATTATATTCAAGACGAAAGGGTAATAGTTAATGTTAACAGATCCGATAACACCAATATTCTTGATTCTTTTAATGATGGGACTGTATTTGGGGTCATTGTAGATGGCGCCCATACCTACGAAGCAGTCAGAGATGACGTGCAAAATTGGTGGCCCAAAATAAAAGATGGTGGCATGATAGTAGGTGATGATGTAGATTGGAAGTCAGTATACTACGGAGCTGCAGAAGGATTTAAGAAGTTTAAAATTGACAGATTTAATATCATTAATGGCAGAGAAGCATGGTTCGCATTAGTAAAGAACGACCGAAGCAACGAAGTGACGGACAGTTTAAAACTAATCCCAGGGCTAAACTCTATGAGGTCAGATGGCTAGACGCCTATGAAATGGAATCTGGATGGCATAGTATGGGGGACGCCATGAAAATTACACCGCCCGAAGTTTGTTCGGTTGGGTATGTGCTCAAAGAAACAGAAGACTATATCTTGTTAGCTGCTGATATTGGTTCTGATAAGATGGACAATGATGTCGGCAGAGTGCAAGTGATCCCCGGGCAGTGGGTCGTGGACAAAAAAATAATAATATGAAACAACATTTAAGAGTTCTTTCGCTAGGAGCAGGAGTTCAATCAAGTGCGTTAGCATTAATGATTGAGAAGGGAGAGATTCCCATGGTCGATTGTGCGATCTTCGCTGACACCGGAGCGGAACCACAGAAAGTTTACGAATGGTTAGAGTATATTAAATCGCAAGTATCTTATCCTGTTCATATCGTTCAATGGAGAAATTTAAAAGACGATTTATATTCAGCAGCCAAAGGAGAGTATAAAGGATTTACGGCCCCCTTTCATACTCGCAATAGAGATACAGGTAAGACAGGAATATTAATGAGACAATGCACTCATGACTATAAAATCAAACCCGTCTTAACTAAAATTAGAGAGCTGCTCGGCTTACGCAAAGGACAAAAAGTTAAACCAGGAATGTCCGTAGAACAAATCATGGGTATCTCTTGGGACGAATTGCAAAGACAAAAGATTAATCGACTTCCTTACATTACTAATGTCTACCCGTTAGTCGAAAGACAAATGAGAAGACATAACTGTATTAATTGGATGGAGAAAAATGGATACCCAAGACCTCCTCGAAGTGCGTGCACATTCTGTCCGTTCAGATCAAACATAGAATGGAGAGCTATCCAGGAGAACCCAAAGGAATGGGCAGAGGTCCTAGAAATAGACGAAATGATTAGAGATCAAGAGAAGTTTAAGAAGAACAAAGATGGGTCTAAAAAATTCAATGATGATCTTTATCTTCATAAGTCCGCCAAACCCTTGAAAGAAGTAGATCTTCGTAGCGCTGAAGAGAAGGGACAATACTCCCTGCTCGACGAATGCGAAGGAATGTGTGGAATCTAAAAGTCAAGAACTTTATTTAAATTTTTATGTAGATATTGACTTGCAATCTTTGATATACTAGAAGTTCTCATGAAAAAATTTGACCTAGACCACAAAGCAATAAGCGAGTTTGAGCTTAGAAACCTAATGATAGCATCATTACAAAACAAATTATCTATTGAGATGTCCAAAGACAAATGTCTTTGTGGCGAGGATGAGCCTGCAAAAAAAGAGAAAGAAAATCTTAGCTACAGTCAATCTAGCTGAGGTTGAAAAGCTTTAGGCTCTACAATAAAAGCCTTTTCGAGCATAGAATCTACTTGTTCCATCATGTTATCCCAATCTTCTTCGAGATAACCGTTCACCATTCCATCAGCAAAAGTCACTAAGACTTTACCTACCGTGTCTTTCAACACTGGATCGTATACCTGCTGTCGTTGGACAGCTAGCACGATTTTTGTTTTTATATCGTTCAACATAGCGTTGTCCTTTTAAAAGCGGGAGAATCGAAACAGGGTAAACACTCCCGCTCTTATGGATATTTATATAGGTTTTGTGGATAAATTAATAGGGAAAAGTCAAGCGTCTTTTTCAACAACTTTAATTGTTCGACGCTCAATCTCTGATTTTACTTGTTTTTCAAGGTTTTTTAACTCTTCGATTGATAATTCTTTCAATAAATTTTTGTCCATTTTTCTCTCCTTTTTTGGACCAGAGGTGTGCGGGGATATGATTGCAACACCTCTGATCGGTCGTGCGAGTGAATAACACAGATCTCATCCATCTGTTTGGGAGGTAGACTTCAGAGAAGATTACCAACTCTCGCTGTCAGTAATCAAGAGAAGAGGTATGCTCACTTACTATAGTTATTTGCAAGAGACATTCGATTTAGTGAATTTAAGCAAACAATACCTTTCCAGGCACACCAGCGAGCCCTTAAACTATTATTTACCATACCCCTTCTCTTCATTACTGAAACTTGTATTTGTCTAAAATCTTTTGTCTTCTACCTCTTAGCTGCTCAAACCTATTTCGGTTCTCTGGAGCAACCCATAGGTGATGAGAATTTTCATCACCAACGTGCTTAGAGATTCTATTCATCGCCATAGAAATCTTTAGTTGAATTCTAAAAGCTTTTTCAGATAAACTGTAAATGCTAGACATTTGGTCTCTCCTTCTTTTTATTCCATTCTTTCTCTACTAGCTGTGAAACTACACCAGAGATCTTTCTATCTCTACCTGCTAGTTCTTTTAATTTCTTGTGAGTATCTACTCTCACAATAATTGATTTGTATCTAGTGCTGTCAGTCATGTTAGCCTTTCTTAATCTATATGTAATAATATATATATTTATCTATAAAAGTCAAGTCTCTCTGCAGAATATTCTACAGCTTTTTCTAAAGGGTCTGTGGATATCTCACAATCTTGATAACCACCAACAATTGTGCTTAGATATCCTTCTGAAGGGGGATAAACTAATTGTTTATCAACCATACTGTAGAACATTATCTTTTGTGGCAAAAACTTATTCATATCGTCGTGCCATCTATTAACATACTTTTTAGTGTAAAGATTAGGGTATCCTTCATAGACATCCAAAGCTCTTTCACAATTCTCTGTTATCTCGAATAATGCTCCGATCACAGAACTATCTTTAGACTCTTGCACATCTGCAACGCCTCTAAATACTAGCTCGTATCCAGGTAATGTATATGTCCCTACGTATTTTGCTTGAGGACACCTTATTTTCATATGCGCATGATTCATATTGGAACCATAGGCAAAATAATAATTTATTACTTTTTCTTTTTCTTGCTTTCTATTAGCCATTCTTTCAATGTTTCTCCTAATGATTGTGATGCCAAGTCAATTTTATTTCGTAAACTACTGACGATATTTTCATCGACTGTGTTCTCACATATTATATCTATATAAGTCACGTTATTTTTTTGACCTATTCTATGTGCTCTATCTTCTGATTGTATTCTTTTCTCTAAGTCATAGTTGTTAGAGAAATATACAACAGTGTGAGCTTGTGTTAGTGTTAATCCATAGCCACCTGTTTGTTGATTAGCTACAAAGAAACGAACAGGACTTTCGGGGTCCTGGAATCTCTTTACTATATCCTGTCTATCTTGATCTTTGGTGTCTCCAAAATAAGTTACGACAGTTTCTTCACCATACTTCTTTGCCAACGTATCTTTGATATCAAAAATACTTTGTCGATAGTTTGCCCAGATGATGACCTTGCCCTCTGTTTCTTCGAGAACATTTAGCAGTTCGTCCATGCGATTGTTCTTTAAAGGAACGTTCGGTTGGCCGTCGTCCGTGGGCAAGTAGCCACAAGTAATCTGATGTAGGCGTAGAAGCATGGTCATTGTATTATTAACCGTAAGCGTCTGTCCTTCTAGCTGCGCAATCGCAAATGTCGCTAGATCATTGTAAGCTTTCTCTTGTTCTTTACTTAGCTCAATGTATCTAGGTGAATAAATCTTCGAAGGAAGATCTAAACAATCTTCTTTCAATACTCGAAAAGAAAAGAACGCCAGCTTACGAGACAGTTCATCTAAATTTCTAAATCCTACAATGTGAGGAAACGCATGAGTTGAAGTATGTCTTTTTACTTCGATCGCATATCTAGATTTGTATGCCCAATAAGAACTAAAGCCGAGCAAGTCTTCATTAAGAAAAGCACACTGAGAATAAAGGTCCATCGGATTTTTTGTGACCGGGGAACCTGTCAGTATTCTTCTATACTTCGCTAGTCTTGCAACCTTAATAATATTTTTTGTGCGTCCTGCACTTTGTGTTTTAATCGTGGTGCTTTCGTCCACGGCAAGTAAACTATTTGTAGATAATAAATATCTTTCTAAAAATTGTGCAGCAGGTTTACTCGATAAAGCTTCGACGTTCATCAAGAAAATATCTAAGCCATCAAAACTTTCTGATAACTTTTCAATATTCTTTTTGTCTTCTTTAGTGCGAGAGCTCGGTGCTACCCAGGTAGTGATCCTTGTTTGTATGTGATCAGGTAAGTGATTAGGAATTTCTAATCGTTCCCAATTTCGATACACACCTTTCGGTGCAATCACCACTGCTGCATTAATCTTTCCTTGATCATAGAGCATGGCAATATTATCAATTAATACTTTTGATTTGCCTGTCCCCATTTCCATGAAGTATGCAAAATCTGTTTTATCCCAACTACAACCTAATGCTTGTAATTGATGAGTAAACGGCTTCGTCTTAAAATTCGGATACATGTTTTTAAACTTTCTAAGTTCTTTATATAGGATAACTTATATGTCTGTCAAGAGCTTTTTACTACAAAAAGTTGTGAGGTATATCCCTGGCTCTCTTATTCTTTCGTAGGCTTGCGTCGCAGCTATTCGACATTCTTCTATTGTATCAAATCTTTGAGGAGGAATGTCCTCAACACAAGTGCTTCCTAATGGAATAAAAGGGTCGTTGATACAAAGCCAAATCATCATGACATATTTCATACTTGAAATCTTACAGTAAATACTCTAGTTATTGTAGGAAGAATTATAGAATGTTGTCACACTTAGATTTATTTAGCGGTATAGGTGGATTTAGTTTAGGATTAGAATCTGCAGGGCTAGTTGAAACAGTTGCGTTTTGTGACTTTGATGACTACTGTCAGAAAGTTTTAAAAAAGAATTTTCCAGGTGTGCCTATCTATAATGATGTAAAGGAATTAAATTATGACAAACTCAAAACAGATGGAATTAACACAATCGACATCATCACAGGAGGATATCCTTGCCAACCTTTCTCCGTCGCAGGTCGTCAAAAAGGTGAGCAAGATTCGAGACACGTCTGGCCAGAAATGTTTAGACTTATCCAAGAGCTCCGGCCGTCTTGGGTCATTGGAGAAAACGTTGCTGGGCACATTAAACTCGGTCTCGACACCGTTCTCGAGAACTTGGAGAGTGAAGGCTACTCCGCAAGGACGTTTAGTATTTCAGCTTCTAGCATCGGCGCCAACCACAAGAGAGAACGCATCTGGATCGTGGCCAACTCCGAGAGCATCGGCAGCCATGGCAGAGAAGACAGAGAACATATGGAGCAGAGGAACACAGAGAGGAAAGCTAGAGGAGAAAGTAGCCATGTTTCCCACACCAACTACGAGAGATTGGAAGGACTCTGGGAAAAACACCAATTACGAGAAGGCAAGAGAGAAGAGCAGATTAGCTGGAATGGCTGGTGGGAGATTGAACCCGACGTGGGTCGAGTGGCTTATGGGGTACCCAAAAGCATGGACAGACTTAAATGTTTAGGAAATTCTGTTGTGCCTCGTATTCCTTATTTGATAGGATTAGCAATAAAAGAAACGATAGAAAATGAATAAAATATATGTGACTACAAATACTAAATTACCTAATGGTGGGTATAGAGATATTTCAGACTGTGAAAGATTTGGTTTACCAATCATTATGTTTGAAAATCCAAAGCAAATTCAAGTTAATTCCAATAGATTTGTTTTCTCAATAGAGAATAAATTAAAAGATTTCACATCAAAAGATTACTTATTATTGATGGGGGACCCGGTATTAATCGGCATGGTTTGTGCGGTTGCTGGGAAAATTACAAATAATAATTTTAAGGTATTGAAATGGGATAGAGAAAGTGCTATATATATTCCTATAACAATAGAATTATAAGAGGTACAAATATGGGTCTATTAGATAAAGCATATGAGCAATCAAAGATTAATACTTTAGATAGCTCAGAAGTAAAAGATCTCGGTGAAGCTTGTAACGAATTAAGTGATATTCGTAAATTCATCGCCGATAAAGAAGCAGAAATAAAAAATGCAAAAGACAGAGAGTTTCAATTAGAGAATGAAGTTATTCCTTCGATGATTGAAGGAGCAGGAGTAAAATCTCTTACTCTAAATGACGGCTCAAAAGTTTCCGTCAAAGATCAACTACGTGCAAACATTACCATGGAAAACGAAGACTATTGTTTTTCTAGGTTGCAAGAACTAGGGCTTGATGATGTCATCAAGAACGAAGTAAAGTTGACCTTTGGTCGTGGTCAAGATTCCGACGCTACTAATTTAATTACAGAGTTGCAAGACAGAGGTCTGTATCCGAGTAATAAAAAGGCAGTGCCCTGGAATACACTCTCCAAATTATTAGAGGAACAGATTGCCAAAGGTTCGATGACATCTGTTGATCAAGAAAAGTTTGGAGTTTACACCTTTAAGAAGGTGAAGATCGAACGAAAAAAATAACAAAGGACAAATAAAAAATGACAAATCAAAAAGCAAACGGTGCTGTCACCGCAAAGGCAGAAACTTTACCTGCTGCACAAATCGAGGCTCTCGAAAAAATGGCAGGTGCAGGTTTGGAGACCGTCACAGTTGACGATCTACCACAACCAAGACTAAAAGTCTTACAAGCTATATCTCCAGAAGTAGCTGGGGGCAAAGACAGAAAAGCAGTCGAAGGTGCTAAAGCAGGATTAATTTATAACAATACTACTGATTCTTGTTATCCTGAAGAGGGCATTGATGTTGTCGTCTGTGGTTATGAAAAAACTTGGGTTGAATGGCAAGAGAGGGGCACGGGTGGACCGGGCGCTCCTATTAATGTTTTCATGCCAAATAATAAACCAAGTGATGTAGTACGTGGAGATGACGGAAAATTCAGAATGTCTAATGGAAACTACCTAGAGGAAACAGCAAACTTTTATATGCTTGTTTTAAATCAAGGACCAACACCAGAAGCTGTTGTTATGTCCTTATCAAAGACAGGTTTAAAAGTTGCAAGGAATTGGGCTTATAGTTTGAAGAATGAATTTATTCAAAATCCTAAAACTAAAAAACTATTCTTGGCTCCCTCTTACTACAGGATCTATAGATTAAGCACTGAATTTACGGACAATACTAAAGGTGCTTGGTGGGCATTGAAGTTTGAAAAAGGAGATTTTCTAAATGATGAAAAAATCTTTGACACAGCTTCTGCTTTCAGTGAGCAAGTTAGAATGGGTAAAGTATCAGTGGACTATTCAGATGAGGAGAGTTCTACTACCGAAGATACTCCATTTTAATGGAACCAAGGGTCTCTAAATTTAAAGAGATCTTTCTAGGGTTGGAGCGTGCGTATGGTACGTTCCAACCTAAAGAGAGTCTCCGAGAAGATAATAAATCTGAAGGCGAAACCTGGATACGCAAAAATCCTGTCGAGGATTCTTTGTGGGAGAGTCATCTAAAAGGTTTATGGCCTAGCATTGGCATCTTTCCAATCAACGACGAAGACAAATGTCGTTGGGGTTGTATTGATGTTGATGAGTATCCTATTGATCATGTGAGCATAGCTCAAAAGATTGCTGGGAAAAATTTACCTTTCATTGTTACTAAATCTAAAAGTGGTGGCGCTCACATCTTTTTATTTTTCAAAGAGTATGTTAACGCAGGTATTGTTCATCACAAGATAAGAGACCTTGCGTCGTCCATGGGCCTTGGGCACTGTGAAGTTTTTCCTAAACAAGAGAAACTATTACGAGAGGGAAATGAAAGTGATTGGGAAGTTGGCAGCTTTCTTAACATGCCTTATCACAACGGACTAGATCAAACAGATAGATATGCTTTTGATGACAAAGGTAATGTTTTAAATCTCGATGGCTTCTTAGAAGAGGTCGAAAAGAAATCTCTTACAACAGAAGAGTTAAAAAAGTTATCACTTAAAAAAGAAAAATCAGAGTTTCACGATGCACCCTATTGTATCGAAGCATACCTTACAGAGAATGGTAAGGTGCAAAAAGGTAGTAGAGACAACTTCTTATTTCAATATGCAGTGTTCGCAAAAAAGAAATATGGAGAGTCTTACGAAGATGAAGTGCACAAGTTTCATCACAAATATTTTGAGGAAGCACTTCGACCAAAAGAAATTGAAAAGATTATTAAGCAGGCAGATAAAAAAGATTGGGGCTACAAATGTAAAGACCAACCCATGTGTCAGTTCTGTAATAAATCTTTATGTCGTATTAGAAAGTTTGGTATTGGTGAAGACAGTGTCATCACAGATGTAGGCAACGTCACACAATATGGAAACAACGACGATGCTATTTATCATATTACAATTAATCAAGAGAGCACGATTGTTTGCACAGTCGAAGAACTTTACGATCAACACAAGTTTAGAAAAAAATGTTTAGTAAAAACTAAATCAATGCCTCCGATGATGTCTCGAAATGACTACGATGCTTTTGTCACTTCGTTAGTTTCGAAAGCTATTGAAGTTAAAACAGATGAAGAGATGACACCTGAGGGACAGTTCAAGATTGTTTTAGCAAAGTATATTTCTAATCAAGCTAATGCTGTGGACATTGATGACATTCTCAATGGGCAGTGTTTCGTGGACGATGAAGAAAACAAAGTGTACTTTCGTATTGATCAACTACAAGAGTACATGCGAAACAGAAAGCATGCAGCTCTGAGCACTAACCAAGTCGCTGTGTTTATCAGATCGCTTGGTGGAGATTCAACAAAAAGAAAACTAAATAATAAACCGGGTCAGTTGGTTTGGTTTGTAGCTAACGATAAGTTTAATTCAGTAGAAAGAATAGAGGCAGAGGAGCCTGCGGAGAAAGAAGAGGACATCCCATTCTAGATCACGTTCATAAGATTATTGGTCCCCCAGGAACAGGTAAGACAACCACATTACTGAGGTTTGTCGAGGATAATTTAAAACAAGAATTAGAACCTGATCGCATAGGATATTTTTCTTTCACCAGAAAAGCTGCCAATGAAGCTATCTTTCGAGCCGTTAATAAATTCAAGATAGAGAGAAAAGAATTCAAATGGTTTCGAACTTTACATTCTTTAGCCTATCAATTTTTAGGTTGCACTCACACAGATATTATACAAGATCAAGACTTTGAAGAGTTTAAAAAAGAATTCGGTGTGGATATTTCTAATTCAATAAACGGAACTACGATGGTATCAGGCAGAGATCCAGATGGTATTCATTTGATTGATTTATATCGAGTAAAAAATACTACATTGTATGAAGAGTTTAGAAAAGCAGGGCACATTCAAGGGGGCTTTGAAAGGTTACAAAAGATAGACAAGAACTATCGTATGTTTAAAAAAAGAAAAGGCATCAAAGATTATACAGATTTAATTACAGAATTTAATAAAACAAAATCATCTCCAAAGTTAGATGTGGTTATTGTAGATGAGGTGCAAGACTTGAAAGCTTCTGAGTGGGACATGGTGAATACTATGATGAAGCAAGCCAAGACAGTTTACTTAGCTGGGGACGATGATCAGGCTATCTATGGTTGGAGTGGAGCGGAAGTATCTAAGTTGATTAATTTAAATTGTCACTTAAAAGTTTTGAATCAATCGTATAGAATACCAAGAAATGTTTTTTTAAGATCGAATAGATTGATAGGTAGAATTAAAAATAGAATTCCAAAAGAATGGAAATCGAGAGAAGCTCTCGGGACTGTCTCTAATATTAATTTTGAAAGATTAAATTTAAGAGAAAACGAATGGCTTATCTTATGTAGGACTAATTATTATCTAAATGAAATAGCTTCTGATCTAAGAGCTAAAGGATATTTGTTTGAAAAGAATAATAAATTATCCATCAAAGATGATGTCTTGGTAGCTTATAATTGTTGGAGGCATCTACAAAATCTACAAGAAGTTTCTTTATCTGATGTTAAAACTATGTATCAATACATCAGATCTGGAGAGAATGGAATTGCTCGTGGTAAAAAGAAAATGCCGGGTGCTGATGAAGAGAAGAAATATAACTATGATTTATTGTCCAAAGAATGGGGGTTGAAAGTAGATATTAAAACTCCTTGGGACGTTGCACTCAGTGGTATTGGAGAGAATGAGGTTAGCTACATGAGGCAAATCTTAAAGAGAGGCTATGATTTAGATAAGAAAGCAAGTGTAAAGCTATCTACAATTCATGGCGCAAAAGGCGGGGAGAGTCAGAATGTTGTTTTATTTTCTGACATATCCAAAAGAATCGTTGATGAAATGGCTGTAAATAGGGACGATGAAAGAAGAGTTTTTTATGTTGGTATGACTAGAGCCAAGGAAAATCTTTTTGTTATTCCCTCCACTTCACAATATGAATTTGAGGAGATACTAAGATGATATTTGAACAGCAGATGGATCTGCTAAAAAAACAAAACAAACCAGAGTGGACAAGACCTAAGTTTCCTGATGTCACTCAGATAAAACAAGTAGCAATAGATTTAGAAACATATGATCCTGAGATTAAAACTCTCGGTGGTGGGTGGGCAACGAACAAAGGTTTTGTTGTAGGTGTTGCCATATCCTTTGAAGGGTTTGACGGATACTTCCCGGTACGTCATGAGCGAGGGGGAAACTTTCCTGAGGAAGATGTAAAGAAGTGGTTAAAAAAATTATTCAAACAAGATCCTATAGTCATATGTCATAATGCCGTTTACGATTTAGGTTGGCTTCGACGTTGGGGTGTAGAGTGTGATGTCACTAAAGTTTACGATACTTTAATAGCTGCTCCATTAGTTGATGAAAACAGATTTAGTTATAGCTTAAATAATTTATCTAAAGATTATTTAGGAGAGAGAAAGCAGGGAAATGTTTTAGAAGACTTTGGTAAAGAGCATGGATTCAAGGCGATAGAAAATATGCATTGGGTTCCTGTGGAATACGTAGGAGTTTATGCAGAGCAAGACACTAGACTTACTTATAAGTTGTGGGAGGTTCTAAGATTAGAAATACAAAAGCAAGGATTGACCGATGTGTTTAATTTAGAAACAGATCTGCTTCGTCTTTTATTGGAGATGAGATGGAAAGGTGTCCGGGTTGATTTAGAAAAAGCAGAAGAAACAAAAAAGTTTTTTAAAAAAGAAGAAGAAAAAATTTATTCTAATATTAAAAAAGAAACAGATATTAAAATTGATGCTTCTGATATTTATACAGCGGCTTCTCTACAAAAAATATTTGATAAGCTCGGAGAGAAGTATGAATATACAGAGAAGAATAAGCAGGCAAAAATTAGTAATGAGGCGATGAAAGAAAGTGAGAATCCTTTGATTCAATCTCTTTCAGTAGCGAGAGAATACAACAAAGCTCACACCACCTTTATTGATTCTATCTTGAAACATCAAGTGGATGGCAGGATTCATGCTGAGATTAATCAGCTCAAGGGAGAGTTTGGGGGCACGGTCAGTGGGCGGTTGTCCATGAACAATCCTAACTTACAACAGGTCCCTTCTCGCAACGAAATCATAGGTCCCAAGATACGATCTTTGTTCCTACCAGAAGAGGGAGAAAAGTGGGCTTCTTTGGATTATTCTCAACAAGAGCCTAGATTGCTCGTGCATTATGCCAAAAAACACGATTTAGAGGGCGCTGAGACCCTAATTAAGTTCTTTCATGAAGGAAAGGACTTCCATCAAGTAACCGCTGACATGGCGCAAATATCAAGGAAAGAAGCTAAGACCATAGGATTAGGATTAATGTATGGCATGGGGATTGCGAAGTTAGCTGCCTCTCTAGATATCAGCCAGAATAATGCCAAAGCTTTGAAGAAAAAATACAATGACAATGTTCATTTTTTAAATAACATAATTGTTCGTGCTACTAGATACACAGAACAGAATGGATATATCAACACACTGCTTGGACGCAAATGTCGTTTTGATTTATGGGAGAACAAAGACTTCCATGACAAAAGAATGATGTCTCATGAGAACGCCAAGAAGACTTGGGCGTGGAACGAAATGAAAAGAGCAGGGACCTATCGTGCATTGAATAGGTTAATACAAGGTTCAGCAGCAGATCAAACCAAAAAAGCCATGGTGGATCTGTGGAAAAAGTTAGGCATGGTTCCTATGATTCAAATACATGACGAACTCAACGTCTCAATAGCCAATGAGACCCAGGTGACGGAGATAAAAGAGATAATGGAATCTGCTGTTGAACTTCACGTGCCCGTTAAATGCGAGGCTAAATTAGGAATCAATTGGGGAGAGATAAAATGAGAATATCTTATGACAACGGTAAATTAAATTTATCCTTAACTAATGAAGAAGTAGATCACATTACTGATAATAAAGGTAGAAGTATACCGATGGATATTAGTTGGTTAAAAGTTTTACACGAAGACATATCTAAATGTGTCTTGGCTCATTGGTCAAGAGTTGAAGTATGGGATGCATTGGAGTCACATCAGAGGACTGTAAAAAGCATGACTAAAAATAAAAAATAACATTATATTCCCCTTGAAATAACAAGGAGATAATAATGTTTAATTTAACTAATAAAGCAAAAGATCACTTCTTAAATTTTTTTAAGAGTGATGATAAAAAAGAAGAAGAGTTAATAGACTTCTTAAAAGCAGAATATAAAAAAGACTGGAAAGCAGCTTACGCTTGGTATTTAGAAGAAGGTACTTTACCTAACTATATTAGGAGGACGCTGTAATTACTGGAAGACTTCCTTGTCCTCCACAAAAAGGACAAGGCTTGCCTTCTATTTCTCCTGAGGCATTACATTCAATACAGGGTCTAGGTGTTTGCAACTATTTCAGCTAAAGATTCACAGCGCTTCGGTGTTTGTGAATGCCATCTAGAATCTTTCATTTCAGCCGCCGCAGTTTCCCACTGCTTGACTCTCATCGCTTTCCACATTTTTTTAAACTTTGATACCCCGGTAGTTCCAAGTTGAAATACCATTTCTAGAATAACTTCGCCTACGTGTTGTGGTAAGTCGTGTCCGATGTTGTCTTGTATCAACATATCTGCTCCTGCTGCAGCTCTGTTTAAATCCATTTCAAATATTTCCATGATTTCATCCATAGGTATCTCTACCCCTTCAGCAAATCTTTCCCTTTCATGTGGTTGAATGAGATGCCCGATGCCCACAGTGGCCTTTCCTAAACTATCTAAATACATAGATGTGCGCAGACCTTCATGGTCCTGTACCCGTGCTTTCAGTGCGTCTGTAATTTTAATCATTTTGTACCTCCTATGCCCCAATTACTTTCGTGTTCGTCTTTGTTTTGTTTTCTTTTTCTGTGCTTCAATAAATTTTCTATATACCGCAGCGGGTTTTGTTTTACCAGCAACCCTTGCTCTTTGCTCCATCGCAATAGCAGCTTGAGTTTTATGAGCGTGCGTTCGACCGCTTCTACGAATCTTAGAAACGCTACGGCGAGCTGATGATGCATCTTTAAAACCAAGTCCTTTAATTGTTCCTTTTGGATTCTCATCGGTATAGAGATCCGAATGTAGTTTAGATTTAGCGGGTTGTCCACTTTTTCTTGGTATTCTCTTCATTACTTTTTAGAAGAAATAATACCACCGTACATCTTCTTATCCATTAAACCGCCTTCAGCAACCATCGCTAGATAACGATTAGCTATATCTGGCTTATTTTCAAATCGAATAAATCTTTTTAATAGTTCGTCCTCTTCTCCGGGATCAACTTTGTCTCCTACGCCTTCTTTTACAAAGCTCACATAGTTGTCAAATGAATCTGGGTTGGTTTCTTTAGGTGCGAACTCTCCTATAATTTTCTCAACATCTCCATCGTATCTATCTGTTTTAATTTTTAAATCATTCTTAGCTGCCGCTATTCCTGTTTCTGCATCGGGAAATACTGCAAAGCCTTCACCATAAGTTTCGCCTGTGGTCCCTGCTTGTCCCACATCTGTTAAATTTAAAGGGTTGTTATACTTCGTTACTTGTGTTCGGTCAGTATTTAAAGAAGCTTGATCGTCATCAGAAACAATCGTTGAGCCTGTCTCTACCTCTACATCCCCTGTGTATTCTCCAGCTATAATCTGTCTTGTGATTTGATTTACTACTGATTGAATTTGAAGTTCGTCAAATCCTTGATCTTCTAAACCCTTTTTAAGGTCTCCAATTGTTTGCTCTCTTCCCGGTATTTTTGTAGAATCAGGTAAAGGTTCTTGTGTGTTTGGATCATCGACAGAGATAATGCCTGATTTTTCTAAATCTCTTTTAAAATCACCAGATTCTACATAGTCATCACCCGCAGATTCAACAGATATTTTTGGTGTAGGTAAAGCTGTTAAGCCTGCTCCTGCTTGATAGCCCGAGCCCGGAGCTCTTAAAAAAGCTTCTTGCTCTGCTCCTGCTTGATAGCCTGATCCAGGCTGGCTTATAAATCCTAAATCTTTTTCAGCTTCTGCTACTAAATCTCTAAAATTTTTTACTTGTTTTACTTTTTCTATTTGAGAAGCGAGAGTATATTTATCTTCGTTATCAATGATCTCTTTTTGTACATCGGTTAATTTATTATACCCATCTGTAGCTTTGTTATATCCATACTTGATAACTTCATTTATAGCTCCAAGAAAACCAAGACCTCCACTCAATGCTTTCTCTCCCATGGCACCTAAAATTTTTCCACCAGCATAGGTGACATCACTCATGATCTCACTAAACGTAGGACCATATTTATTAGCTAGTCTCATTCTTTCGTCAGCTACAGTTGTGGTTACATATTGACCAAACGTAGGACTTGATGAATCAGTATCAAATACAGTTGCATCCTTTGCTTGAGTTAAGCCTTTTACTACACCAGTGACGTTGCCTTCTGAATCTACAATGTTTACTGGCTTAGTAAATTTTTCTTTAAAAGAAGCTATTCCTTCCGCTTGTTTTCTTCTACGATCTAGTCGATCGTCACTTATATCTGGTCGATTATCAAAATAAGTTTTACGAGTTATTTCTCTGTCTAAATCTCTTGCGATATCTGCCTTGGTAGTTCTAGCTCTACTAGCGTCAGCTCGCATTTGTGAAAATCTACTTGTTTTTTGTGCGAATGGTGGTGCCATTATGTATTCCTTTGTTTAGCTAACTCTTGATAAATTGCGTCATCGCCTATTAATGTATCAATTGCTAGAGCAGAATCAAGGTTTTGTGTTCCTCCAAAACCTGAAACTACACTACCTGCTGTAGAACTTATCGGTTTGGTCGTGGTCGGTGGGGCGGGAGGCGTGATCTCTTCTTGTTTGAACCCTTCTGGTATAACAAAAGTTGAATCAAAATCGCCATCGTTAACATTAATTTTCATATTATTTTTTCTAATTTTCATAATCTCTGGATACGCTAGATTAAATGGATTGACTATATCTCTACCCAATTCTTGTCTTAGTTCTCTAAAGTTTTGATTAAATGCCTGTCTCACACCTTCCCCTGGAGTATAAGGTAAGTATCTTCCTGTAATTATAGCTTGTCTTTCAGCTTTTGTGACACGACTTAGTTCTTTTAAAACTTTTCCTCTTTTAGCTCCTAACAATAATGCGTCTTTGTATAGGTTGTGCATCTGTTTAAAGTTTTGAAATCTCACTCTTTCTGATTTAATGTATTGATCTACAATTTCAGCAGGAGAAACAAAACCTCCTTTTAATACATCACCAACAAAAGATGCTCTTGCACTATCATTCTTTTTATTAAAATCTGTTACTATAAAAGGCATCGCTTTTACAGGATCAGCTTCGATGGCTCTGAACCCAAAGATACCGCCGAACTCATCGCTCATATCAAAAACTTGTCCATACTTATCTGGTCGTTTATCTGTCAAACCAAAGGTTCCTGCTTTAAATAATCTATTTATCTGACTTACTGAACCAGGAGCAAATGTTTCTAGAACATGCATTCCTCCTTTATAAATTTTTTCTCCTGTAGAATCTCCAGGTCTAAAGACTTGTCGACCATCTCTTGACCTTCCGTTTCTTGCAACGATGTCTGCAAAAGCTTCAAAGAAAATAGACTCTGAGATAAAAGGTTTTGATAATTCAAAGAAGCTAACTGCTCCAGCATCTAGTAAATATTTATTTAAACTTTCTCCTGACTGTTGTCCTTTAGCTGCTTCATTAAGGATTGTATTTACAGGTCTAATCAGTGTGTCGTATGGAAAGATATAACTTAAATCCATGTATTTTACTTTACCTGTTTCTTCATCTCTACTGACAGGCATCAACAAACCATTAGTTGACCAAGAAGGAACAAAACTTCTAAGTGCTCTCATCTCATCATCAGTCATATTAGCTAATGATTTACCAAACTCCACTAGCCCAGCAGGGACAACTGCTGCTGTTGTAGCAACACCTGCTAATCTTCGAAGTCCCGTTTGTTTAAATCCTTCAACTTGTAGTTCTCTTAAACCTCTTTGAATTGTGTTGTAGCCCGTTCTAATAATCTCAGCCGGGAAAGCTACAAAGGTACCGAGAGGTAATCTTCTTAATGTTTTAATAAACTCTCCTACATATTCGTAGTTAGGTATGTTGTGTTTTGTAATCTGAGCAGCCATGTTTTCATAGAAAGTTTCTAGTAATTTATCCCCCTCCATTTTAACTCCTCCAGTCATATTTAAAAATTTACCATCAGGACTTATATCAACCACTCGGTCAAAGATAGGATCATTCCTTGTTACCTTTCTACCAAGAAGTTTACTGTATGCCATGAGATTTTTAGGATCAAAAATATTATCTGCTGTCACCCCTAATGCATCAAAGTTCTTTTTGATAGAGATTAGTTCCGCTTCAAAATTAAAATTTTTCCATAGATTATCTTCAGCTAGGTAAGCACGTCTTGCTTTATCTGCTAATTTAGAAACGCTAGTTAAAGTTTTGTTCATACCTTCATTAAAATTGCCTGTATAAAAATCTGTTCCTACATCCTTTGCTAATCTATCTGCCTCTCCAGCCACAGGGTTTGTGCCATTAATTCCTAAACGAGCGTTTCTTAATCTTCTTGCTTTATCTAATGCGCTGTTGCCTGTTACATCTTTTAAAGCAGCTCTGAAAAGCCTCGCTGTTTGAGCAGGGTTTTGAAATAAAATATTACCATTCATGGTAGTAAATAAAGCTGCGGATATCACGTTTCTAATATGAGTAAAAGGAGAGTAAATAGTTTTAGCTTGTTGAGATAAACTCTTTGGTACTAATACCATCCACTTGTATAAATTATTTAGAACGCTGTCTTTTAACATTTGATCGGTGCTATTGATTGCGTCAGCCACTGGTTTAAAAGTATACTTACCATCTAATACGCTTGGAACTATATCAGCATTATTAGTTTTAATTTCAACTATGTCGTCCTTTAAGTTATCAAGATTTAAATTAACATCTTTATACTCTGGTAAAATTTTTATTGCATCAATAGCATCTTGCTGTGAATCGAAAAATAAACGACTTTTCACTGCTCCCCCTGACCTTGGCATAATCTTTAGAGTGTCTTGATAAAGTTTATTGTGAGTTTGAAGTTGAGCCATTATCTGTGCTTGTTTAGAATTTGTGTTAGCGATATTATAAAAAGGATCTTCTATTTCTCCTAATAACTCTCTAATTACAGGGTTTTTCAAAGTTCTTTGTTTAAATAATCCTTCATCTAATTCTATTTTTGCTTCGTCTTTTAATAGTTTTTTAAAACCCACCATACCGATATCAGGCTTGTCAAACAAACTTCTACCTCTAGTGTTTACTATCATCTCAACAGCCTCTTTAGCTTTTTGTGGAGCAGTGTTTTCAAAATAATCTTTGGCATCTGCATCTATTTGTTTTTCAATGCGAGATTGTAGTTCCTTTCCTCTAGCTCTTTCTACTCTAGGATCTACTCTTTGAGGTTGAGCAGCCTGTTCCTCAGCGAATTTAGCTTTTACTTTATTTGTAGCGGCTCTTCTAGTTTCATCACTATTTTTATAAGCTTGAGTTAGGGCGACTCTATATACTCTTTCCGCTTTTTTCATTATTTCTGCTGTGGGTCTAAACTGACCATCAGAAAATAATTTATTCATCAATCCCTTCTCTGTTTTAAATATTTTATATTCTCTGTTCATATATTTACCTAATTGAGTAGAGAATGTGTTACTTAATTCTTCAAGTGTTGTTTTGATTTCTCTAACTTTGTCTAATTCTTTTTGAGGTAAGCTAGCTTCATCAAGAACATCTTTAGCCTCTTTGATTAAAGGCTTTAAAAAAGATTCGTTAAGTCTTAAAGAATTCAAATCTATTTGATATCTGCTTTCATATAATAAATTTTCTAATTTTGTTATATCATCGTCGGACGCTTTTAGAGTATTCTTCATATAGTCATGAAGTCTTTGTCTTTTTTGAAAAGCAGGGTTGTTAACTTCAAACTCTCTGCCTCTAGCGTTGACTTTGGTTTTTGTTCTTGGAATAGAATAAGAGGTATTAGCTGCAGGGCCGTCAACGATAAGTCCTTTTTCATCAACTACAAAATCTGTTTTTTTGAAGTCACCAAAATCTTTTAATCTTTCATCTATTAATTTTGTAAACTTGGTAAATACTTCTTGCTTGTCGCCACCTGCAACCTTCAAACCTTGCTTTGCAATTTTCTCTGCAAGTTGTCCTAGATCTTCACTTATCTGTTGAGACTTTAAAACAAATGTAGTAGCTGCTTGATCGCCATCTTTTAAAATATTAAAAGCTCTACCACCTAATACACCATCAGATGTAAGTTTATTTAAACCTGCACCTATTTTACTTTGAATAGTGCTACGATCAAATTGTCTAGCTAAAGGTGTTTTCTTTACAGCTTGTGATATACCAGAGATGGTGGCTCCAAGACCTGCACCAATGGCTCCACTTTCAACTGCAAACTTAAAACGATTAGTAAATTTTCTAAAAGCCTCTTCTCTGCCTTCTAGTCCTTCATTTTTATTTGTTTCTGTAGGGCCTCCAATTGTGTCTCCGATTGTTCCAAAGTCCTCAGTGTACGCTAAGCCCTCACCAACTGTTGATCCTAATAATCCTCCACCGCCAATTCTTAATTTACTTTTTAAATCTAATTTAAATAGGTCTTTATCAATATCTTGTCTTTCTCTTAAACTTTTTCCAACAACATTTTTATCAGCGTATTGCCCTGCTCTTTTTGCATTAACTGCTCTCTTAGCAAGACCTGCGCCTATTCTATAACCTGCAACTCCCGGTATACCTAATTGTATAAGTCCTTCAGTTAGTTTTCCTGTTAAGGTTTCTTCTGCTATTTCTTCAAATGGATTTATCTTATCAAAGAATTCTTCAACACCTGTGGCTGTATCTGTGTCTAACCCTAAATCAATAAGTTCTGCTCCTAGAGAGAAGACCCCCTCTGGTATTTTTAAAGCACCTGATGCTATACCTGCAAAAAAAGATTTAAAAAAGCCGGGAGACTTATCTTCTTTCTTTTCTTTTTCTTGGTTTAGAAAATTTTTTATTTTTACTTCGGCTTCTTGTTGAGAGAGGCCGTCTTTTAATTCAAACTTTTCGCCTTGATATTCATAGATGGCCATAGCCTAGCCCTCTATTCTACTTTTCTTACTTCAGGTTCAGGTTTAGTAAACATAGGTGTTCCGAATTCTTGTTCAATAGCGTCGTTTGCTTTCTCTCTTGCCTCATCTCCAGCACCTAACTCTGACTCATAAAATCTTAAATACTCTGTAAATCTTTCATTTTTTAACTCAGCAATTGTTTTACCTGATCTTGCTGTTGTAATTTCAATGGCCTTTTCTCTTGCCCCTGCTAAATCTAGTGTGGAATCTGATGCCATTAAATCCTCTACTAATTGACCAAAAGTCCCTTTCTTCTGCCCTCTAGCCAACTCATCCTCTGCACCTTTGATTGCTAGCATGTCAATTGCTCTTTCGTCTTTAATTGCTTCTCTACCTAAAGCTGCAAAAGTTTGTAATGGATCTTTCGCAGATTTAGCAACCTTCTCTGCAAAATTACCACCTCTAGCAGACGCTAGATTTAAACCAAACTGTGCTAGTTGTAATAAGCCCTGTTGCTTTAGTCCCTCTCTAGGATCGCCTAAAATCTTTTTATATAAATCAGATCTCTCTCTTACTAATGCTTCTAATTCTGATAGTTTATCCTTTTCAGGCCCGAGAGGATCTCTTTGATTTTCTTGTTCTTCAATCTTTTCTTTTATTTCGATATCTTGCCCTGGTCCCTCTTGAACCACTAATGATTCTTTTACCTTTTCAACATCACCTGTTTTAAGAGCATCTGTAAGATCTTCTGGCACGGGGGTGGCTTTATCTTCTACTGCTTTGACCTCTTTTTGTTCTTGAACTAATTGACTTTTTAAATTAGCTAATTCAGCTTTGTCAGCAGAAGCGTCTATTCCGTTTGCTTCTTTATATGCAATTGTTTTTTCTAATAAAGCTATTTGATCTTTAAGATTGGAAGCAGTAGAGAAAAACTGTCCTTGTTTGATTGCGTCTTGTTTAGCTTCTGTATCAAGCATTTCCGTTGTGGCTTCATCAAATTTTTGTTTTACGTTAATAGGCTTTGTAAAATTTTCTGAATAATCACGTTTATTTGCCTCTCCCCCCGGTGCAAACTTTCTAACTACACCACCATTAGCAAATGCAGGTAAACCATACATACGTAGCTGGTCCTTGGTCGGACGGCGTTGAAACATTGGTCTATCTAAAATAGCCATTATGTTGTTCCTAGTAACGAGCTAATACCACCCGTTCCCCCTAAGGCACCTAAGGTGCTAAGACCTGCGATACCTAACCCTGCAACCTGTTGTAATACAGATGGCGTAGGTGTTTGTGTGTATCTAATTTGTGAAGAAGGAACACCTCGTAAAATATCAGATGCAAATGTTACTCTTCTAAA